CGCGTGGTTTAATCTCTAGGTCGCCTTCGATATCTTCAGCTTTTTCGTTAAACTGCATGTTCCACTGAAAATAAGCTTCGCCTAACGGCTTGAGAAGATAGTCATCGATGTTTTTAATTACGGTCTTCATTGCTAGACCGGCTGATCCCATCAGCATTGACAAGCCAGCAGCAGTACGACCTGTTCCGGTTACGCCTGTTTGTCCGTGCATGATAGATGGAATGCCTGTTTCTTCATCTGCAAGCTGACGGCTAATCTGATACATTTGAATGTTTTCAGGTGCCGTATTAGGGAACTTGAGGCCATTGATAGCGGTGCCTGACACTCCCGACTGACGACGGAATATCTTGCCGGGGAAAATGTCCATGTTTTGACCGGGAACCAAACTTGCTTCGTCCACATCAAAAACCAAGTTACCTGCAAGAGCAAGGTTATCAATTGCCATACGAACGTGACCGTTCATCAGCATCTGAGCATCTTCCATGTTTTCTGCAACGCCAACGCCCCACAACTGATAGGGGTTGATTTCAAACGGGAACGACTGGAACGGAATACGGGCTGGCATAAATGGGTTCATAACACAGCGAAGAATCTGCTCACCGCAAATCCACACGTTTACCTGAACCTGCTCAAACTCGCCCATGTCTTTGGCAGCTTCCATGCCAGCTTCGTAGGCCATCTTAGCATCTAGGGTTCCCCAATATTCAAGAACTTCAAAACGATTTTCTTGATAGTACGGCTCCGTTTCATCTTCACGGATTGTATCTTCGTAATACTTGTCCTCGTAGTTCGGGCCTTTTGCCAAAGCCTCTTCAATAGCAAGAGCGTTGAAGTGTGGACGCATAATTAAAGAACGAAGCTGCTGACGATTCATGCGGTGCCGCTGAATGATATATTCACAGTCTTCGATGCTAGTAGCAGAGGGGTCAGGAAAGAAATCCCACACAGAAACCGACTCAATGCGAGGCACAACCTTTTCATACGGATTGTATGACCGGTTGCCGTCTTCGTCTTTTTCCCACTTGTGTATTCGCTTGTAAAAATTAAACGGGCCTTTTACGATACCCGTACCTAACAACGCGGATTCAAAGATTGCTTTCCGAAATACATTTACCGCACCTGTGTCAAGAAGTTGGTCGTGGATGTGCTTTTCCATCCGACGGGCCTGTTCTTGAGCAGGGCTAATTTGAGGCTCACCAACTTTAGCAGGTCCGGGAGATAGCATCTCTCCGAATTGCTCACCATATGCTCCCATGCTAGGCTGTGATGCGCCTAAAGCACCCGGAGCAAGTTCCCGACCATCACCCTCAAAACCATACGGATCAAGCTGTTCTTGCTGATCTAGCGGGGTTGTCATATGAGCAAACTCCACAATACCTTCCGGTACGGGAGTTGATTCAACAGTTATCGGGAATTTTTTATTAGCAAATAAGATATCTACAATTTGACCATAAGCAGCAAGGACTTTGGTTTTGGTAATCTTGATGAATACCTTTGATCTTTCTGTGTCCCTGTACTTAGTGGTGGAATCGTAGATTCCTCTAAAGTTTTTGTATGCCTGTAGCCAACGCTGCTCGTAGGCATACCGTCCGTTTTCCGAATCTTCAAAACGGGCACGAACGTAGCCAGCCAAGTTCGGCATTTCCCCCGAAGGGTCAACTACCGAAACGACAGCATCATCGTCAGGTTGGATAAAGTTTTCGGACATTGCTAATCCTTAGTAATCGCGTTCTTCTGCCATCTTCATAACTGAAGGATCAACAGCGGTCTTGGTCATCTTCTTTGGCATGTCTTCGGTGAGAACACCTTGCTTTGCCTTTGTGTCGAATTCCAAACCTTCGCGGTATAGCTTGGCTGCACCCATCTGATCGTCTACAGATGTCTTATCGGCACCCATGATATAAGCTTCACCCATGTTGAGATTCATGGTCTTTCTCCCTTTGTTAAGGTTTCATGTTTAGGAAGTTGTCGCTTCCTTGTTGGTCTGGCATTGACATACGCAAGCCAGATTCAATATCGAGTTGTTCTGTTTCGTCCCGCTTCTCGTACATTTCACGAGCAGTCATAGGCAGGGGGCTAAATATTGCTTCAGCAACTTCTGCGCCAGCGGTTAGGGCTTCAGTAGGCGTAGATTGCGGCAAATCAGCAAAACCCCCTGCATCTTCCTCTGTAGGCATAGAGTATGCTTGTCTAGGGGCAGAAGCGATACCAGCAGCGGTTAATACACCAGCAGGTGCTGCAAGCGGCCCCAAAACTTTGAGTCCCCGGCCAAGCTTGATACCAAATTTAGCCATCTTATTTTTTAACTTATCAGATAAGTCGTCAACAGAACCAATAGTTGGTTTTTCTTTTGCTTTACGACGTTCTTCAGCTAAAATACGTGCTTCTTCAATCATCTTCTGCGCTTTTGCGCGGGTCATTTTTTCATCTACCCGTGCGGCAGCTTCAATTTCTTCTGGGGTGACTGATGCTTTTGCTTTGATAGCTTTTGCTTCTTGTTCGGCTACAGTTGCAGATGCTGTTGCTTGACGGGCCTTTTCCTCTGCAATCAAAGTAGCTTTCTGATCTTCTATAAGGGCTGCTCTATCTTCATCAGACAGCAAGTCAATATTTATTGTCTTTTCACTGGTACCAAAGTCGCCCACCGCAAAGGTAGAAGGATTTTCAAGCAGCTTGGGGATGTCGGTTGCAGGACTCATACCTGCATAGTTACGGCGTAAGACGCTGTCGTTAACATGGCCCATCATGCCTTGTACCAAACCTTCTGGTACGTTATATTGGTCAAGCATAATCTTTGGTACAATAGAACGAATTGCAGAAGGGGTCGTAACAGGCTTTTGAGCGAGTTCTATGCCTCCCGCGCCTTCTACCTTCACATCGGCTAGTGGAAGCACATCAGCAAAGGGCTGAAGGCGTTTACCGATGTGCTTATTAAATGCTTCGTTAAACTTTGCGTCTGTCGTATCAAATAAAAAATCAGACTTAGATGATTCTAAGTTTCTTTTTAGAAGCTGACCAGTAGGAGAATCCAGATTGAAGCTAAGAGGTGGACGACCTTTCCTATCTGTTTTGGTTTTTTTCTTTCCAGCAACTGTAATCTTGTCGCCGGAGATAGTAACATCTGACTTCTTCAAACCTTGAAGCTGCTCTGGACGATTAGCAGTGGTAGCATGATACTTAATCAAGTCTGCCGTTGCTTGCCCATACTGATCTTCAATCATCGGGATAGCTTCATTGTAAATTTTAGTAAAGTCTTCCATCGAAAGAAGACCACGCATAGGACGTTCACCAGCTAATCCTGTGCGTTGCGTTCCAGCCACTGTGCCTGCACCTGCAAGCTGTGGGTACATAGCGACTTCTAAATCTGTGCCGGGTACCTTTTCCATGATACCAGATACGGCGTATTTCTTGAAAATACCACTCAAACCGTTTTCTAAGGCTTGTAGATTTCCTGCACGGTTAGACTTATCAGGGCTACCTTCTCTGGTAAACAGCTTTAAGGTCGCTTCGTCTTTCAAGTCTTTGTATGGCATAGATAGGTCTAAGCCCATCTTAGTAAAGCCGGATTTCAGGGCGTTGATACGCTTCTTTGCGTTATCAGTAATACTAGGCTGTGATGTAGCTACGTCGATAGCTTCTTGCACGGTAGCTTCACCGGCTTTTAGCTTTTCTACAAATTCTACTTCGGTGAGTGCCATCGATTAGTATCCAAATACTTCATCTTGAACCTTGTATACGTGGTTCTTGATTGCGCCTAGTTGTTGGTGTATAGATGCGTAACCAGACATACGGGTCATTACCATATAACGAAGCGCATCGTATGCGTGATCTTCCGCTTTAGTGTCCACGTCTTCGCTGTTGGTTTTTGAAAGCGGGATACCTGCCATTTGCTTTATGATGTGCTGGCAAGTAGAGAATAAGCGAAGACGTGGTTCCTGTGTGTAAGGATCA